CTGGGGAGCAGAAGTTTTTGTGGTTTCCTTCTGCTGGTAAGTGAACAGCCCTGCCGTGTAGCTATCGGTGGGGCTGCGCCCCTACAAAAATTTTTAACAGAAGAGGATCCCGTTCACGGGTTTTAAATGAGGGTCGGCCCCCATTCCTCTTTCTGCTTCATCGTTGACATCACAGCTTCCACTCTGTGATATCAGGTATCCAGTTACGCCTGAAAGTAACTGGACGTTCTCGTGGCCACGAGGGTCTGATCAGAACCAAAAAAATTATAAAGGATTAACGAACAATTGTCGAGCCACGGAACTGATCACGACTCATGCGCATCACGACTTGATCGCCGTGTTCTGGAACTTCTGATGGCCCCTGGTGCACAAGCACATCCCAGATGGTGCGGTTGAGATCAAACAACTGGTGGCAGTACCGAATAATAAGTTTCTCTTTATCCTGTCCTACCTTATACTTCAAAACTTTTTTGTGAATACCCATCGGAACATCTTCATCTTCTTTTGAGTAACAGGCAACCCAATAACTAGCAGTGCGTGTGGGTTGCGTTGAGCTGACAAAACCTTTCATCAATGGTAGAGTTTCGTTGCCTTTTGATTTACTTCATGAGGCGTTACCCGCACTTCAGAAGCGGTTAGAGCCAGGCCTCGTGAAGCCTGGCTTGATCTGAACTCAGACAGCAGCCAGCATCTTAGCTTCCACTGGAGCTGGCCCTGTCGTGAGGTATTCATCAGTGGTCTTAATGATCTCCTCGTAGGCACGGAAGATCCGATCACCTGACTTCAAAAGATCTGCAACGACATCATCAGACGCAGTGTTGTGATGAACAATGTACTGAAAGCTGCGACAACCAAGATCCACGCCGTAATGAGAACAAACCAGATAAGCAACTGACTCAGCTTCCAGTTCTTTGATGGAGGAGGAGTCATGTTCCTGGTACTCATCACGGTTGTGGAGGATGGCGTGACCCAGCTCATGGGCCATGACACTGACAGCAGTGATCTCATTCAGTTCTGAACTGATCTCAATCTTGCTGGCCCGCCCTTGATTGGCAAACCAGCAGCGGCCTAGCGCAGCACCAAGATCAGCTGCAGAACAACGCTGCACCTCAACGCTACGGCGCTTAGCAACGGCAACCATACCATCCATGACATGGGAGGAGATGTTTCCCTCTAGCTGTGCCATCATGCCAGTGGTGTCTGGTTCAGGGATTGGATCTCCCTCTGTTTGATGATGGTCATAGACCTTCACCCCACGAAAGCGAATTGGCACTTGCTCAGGCGTTCCATCCGCACGACAAAGGACTTGTCCATTCTCGTCCGTCTTCTTAATGAGTACTGGAGCAAGGATCCAGATGGGATTGGTGAACTCACCTTTCTTAAGTTGCCGATTGAACTTGTCGTTCCACTTCCTGGCGCCAGCAACAAATGGACTAAACGCCCATCCACGCTTGTGTTGCGCCATCATAATCAACAACTTATTGTTGAAACTATAGTCATGTATGCACCGAATAGCAGAAAGAAAACCAGTCCAATCTTTAGAATCAAGAACAGATTGAATGCCATCCTTCAAAGCTTCAAGAGCTTTCTCAGGAACTTTGGGTAGTTTGTTGTCCATCGTGGTGTGTGCAAATACAACAAAGCTGGGACTTACCCTTGCGGTGCCCAGGTAATTAAATGTTATTAATCTTTATACTTTATCTTTTAGATGGTCCATTCTTCAGAGCCACCTAGAGCTTCTGCAATCGTAGGAAACTGACCACAGAAGATCTTCTTAGCATCTTTTGCAATTTGCATATGCTCCATCTGCGTTCCGTGCTTTTCGCGCAGAGCAATATAAGTAATCCATGAACGCAAGGAGCCATTCATATAAATACGGGTAGGAGATGCAAGCGGAAGAATGTTACGTGCACATTCTTTTGCTACACCAGAACTCACCATCTCTTTATACAGATGCTCAGCTTCTTCAAAGAGAGTACTGATGCGCCGGTAATATTGACCGGTCATCTCTGCATCAAGATCATCAACAGAGTTCTGCCTATTTTTTGTATCCTGGCGACGCAAGTGCGGCACGTAAGTTGAACCTAACAGATTGATATCTGCATAGCGCTGACTAAATTCTTGAAAGGAAAATGAACGGTGACGGATGATCTGGGCTGAGATTGCACGAGTTGTATGAATCTCTATACACATGTTTGCCATTTCAAATGGCGACCAATGAGCATGTTTGATTAAGTAACGGAGCAACTTAGGAGCAGTCTCCATGTTGTTCTCATTGGCTGGCGCTGAAACGCGTGCCATCTTAGTGATCAGTGCTTCAGCATCTGGTGTAGCCCAAACAAGTTCAACAATGCTCATTGGTTCATTCCTTCGTTGTTACCTAGCTTACAGGGTTAGTCAACATTCTTCATGCTCAAACACCAGCCGCTGACTGGCGTGATCACTGGGGCGTACTGCTCCATCCCAGAGAACCTGAATCCACTTGCGTTTGTAACCTTTGCCATCTTCTTTAATGAAGATGCCCTTCACTTCTCCTAACCGTGGAGCAAACACTTGGTGTGGTTTGTTGTTAGAAAGAGGACCAGCCATTCCTTTCTTGTTGTACTTAACACGGTCACCAACTTTAAACTCACGCTTAGCGTTGCCGCTCATGATTGAAAAGTGATAAGTGGGTCTGACTACTGGGCAGGGCGCAAACATCTGGACACATCGCCAGGTTGCGTTAGCACTTGACCGCCATTGGCAGCACACCTGGCTTCAATGCGATCATTGGCAGACTGCAGAAGAAATACGTATCCGACCACAAGGGTAAGGATTGCGAGTGTGGCAAGAAAGTAATTACGCATAGAAGTGATGTTGACTAATCGGGCAGGGATTCAAGAGCTTGCTTAATGGTTTCCAGATCTTGGTGAAACTCTCTGGTGTCATCAGCCCCTGTGGCTATGGCATAGAGGGCTCCTAACGCCTGCTCCTTCAAGCTCGGCGGCTTGGGGCGGCGCACGGAGCGCAGCCAATCAGCTTGGTTGGGTCCAAGAACCATTCGCAGGTCCGCACAGCACGCCTCCAGCTCCTGATCAGCGCCCCAGCGGGCAGCATTGAGGTAGCCGTGCTGACTGCCTACCCATTCTCGTAACAGCTCAGGCGGAGGAGTAATCGGATGATTGTTGTCAGTCATGAGAAAGAGAAGTGTGTAGATCTACTCAGTCAATGCATAGTGATCCTGACGGATTTTGTCGTACTCTTCTTCTAAACAAATTCGCATCTGTGAATGTTCAGAAGGACTTTTCAATCCGTCCCACAAGATGCTGACGTAGCACACCCTGCTGGTGCGGCCATTGCTTGAAGTCAACACCTTGATGGTGTTGCCAACTACAACACCACGGCGGTGACCTGTGTACTTTTTAACAATCTCCCGTGCTTCTTTGCGGATAGCAGAGATGAGGGATGCTTTTGGGCGCTCTGCTACCCGATCACCCGGCTGAAACTTCGGTTGAATCGTCGCTGGCTTCCGTGACATTGGGAGGGAGATCCAAGCTCTCCATGTAGTTGCGCATCATGGTAGCAAAACTTTCATCGGTGAAATCTTTAATAAAGTTGTACTCAGGATGAGTCTCCTCATCCCATTCAAAAGAAAAAACGCCGGTCTCATCGTCAAAGGTAACGGTGAGACCTGCATCAGTGGAGGTTTCCATAGCAACAATGAATGTTGCTTTATCTTACTGTTGCTCAGTAATACCAATGGCTTGCTGTAAACACCGCTCATACACCTGGCGCTCACCAGGTTCTAGGTTGGCATTGAACGGTGAGACCGTCTGTCCCACGTGGAGCATCCCCATGTTGAGGGTAAGCAAAGAGGTTAGCCATGGCTTCTCGTTGCGTTCAGCAAACACAAGGAAAGCGCTGCGCTTGAGCACTCGCTCGTCATAGCCAGCTGAACCAACGCAGTTACGGACTGCTTTACCCCAGCGGATGACCTCGTGATTGGTGGAAGGCTGGAACATACGGATGGTTCCAAGCTCTGTTTCAAAAGTAATTGGTTCTGGAATCAAATCTGTTGGTAGATTCTTCATCTGGTTATCCATCTGAAGAGTGATGCCAACGTAATGATCATGAACCTCCTGGAGACGCCAGCGCTTAGGTTTTTTGAGATACTCAGGATTGGGATTACTTAGGTAATCAATTCGTTCTCTAGCTTTAATCAACATTTCCATTGTGTCGCGGATGGTAGTGTCATAGTCACGCTTCTGTTTAATTTCTACTTCTTCAAGGATCCAATTGATAAACATTTGTGGTGTAACTTTAGAAGTAAACCACTGCATAAATTTAGATCTAAATCCAATTCTTACACGTGTAATTCGATCAAAGATTGCCCAAGTAGACCAATGAGAAGAAAAATGATATTGACTTAGTTGAGTATAAAGATTAATGGAACGATCATACTCATCAGGAAATACAGTAAGAAACAAATAAATGTAACTTAGTTTATGAACAAGAGACTGAGGATTAATATATCCAGTTAATACTTTTTCCTCTAAACACTTAGCTTCTTTTCTTACTTCGTTCTGGTAAAACTTACTATTAATGATGGTGCTATTTGTTTTAAGATCAATCATGCACTCAGTCATAGCGTGCATTCTCTGTTTTGATAACCACTGAGCAGGATAAAAAGATTGCTCATCTTTAGCAGAGAAAAACATCTCATAAAAGAATTTAGTAATACCGTACATATTTAATTTACCTGTTACATGTAAAGCTCTATTGATTTCAGGCAATTCAACTTGATTACAGACAGCAGATATAAAACAAGAGACTGCTTCATAACGTTCTTGTTCTGCTTTATATCTAACAGTAAAAGGATTATCTTGAGCTTTATTTAAAGCTTTCAATGATTGATCAGCACGGAATTCGTGGTACTCATCATCTAGATCTGATTCATCCCATGTTCTAAATATGATGGGACAATCTTTATCACCAACCTTCCAGCAATACCAGATCTCTTGTTTAGTTTGTGAACACTTATCCCATGCAACGAGATAACGAGTAAGCATGGGATTTACATTGCTGCGTACCGTGTGATAACGCATCGGAGCAGGGCGAAAGCAGAACTCTTCGTAGATCTCATGGATCTCATCTACTGTGAGATCAAAGAAGATGTCAGGACAAGGGAAGGCTAGCTTTGTTCTGCGCTTGAGCCTGGTGCTGGCTTCTTTTGGTTCCTTCTTGGGTTTGATTTGTTTGAGGGTCTGGTCATAATCAACCAGTTTGTTTGCAAGTTCAGTGGGAAGACGGAATTCCATGGTGTGAAATGTGCAAAGAAAAAGCCCTCACTAGGAGGGCAGTGTGTTTTTGATCCAGGTGCGAACTGTTGTCTCACCCATATCCAATTGTTTAGCGATGGCCTTATAGGTCAGGCCTTCCTTCCGCAGCTGGTGACAAATCTGTAACCGCACATCAGGAGAAGTGTTCCTAACGTAATCCGTAACCACTGCATCATCAACATCTGTAAAGAGTGGATGAACAGCAGCCTTTGGTTTTGGTTTAGGAAGAGGCTTTAGCTTTGGAAGGTGGACTTCTAAGACACCGGTGATGCGGATGGAGCGTGCACCAGGGTTTAAGCGTAATGCTTTGTCCTGAGCATCGACTCCATCCTTTGCTTTGATCTTAGAAGCTACAGGCTTTCCATCACCAAATTGGATCAAGATGCTGTAAGTCTTTTCCATTAGATCTTGACGTGCTTCCAGCTGACGTTATCAATAACGTTCTTCACCGTAGCGGGATGAACGTTATAAGCCTTAGCAATTTCTAAGCAGAGAGCGTGGCGTGTGCGGAAGCTCTTGATAAACTTCGGATCGCTGATCATGAGACGGATTTCACGAACTGCTTGTTCGTTGAGCTTGGCCATGCCGTTCAGCTCACCAACACGCTTATCGCCACCAGGTAGGTGAAGCCCTTTCAATCGAGACGGACCCTTGACAGTTGTTGCTGCCACCTGGGGAAGAACCTGACGCAGAGGAGCAGTGATTCGGATCTTCTCTTCACCACGTTGAGCGGTGAGGATCAGCTGTCCATCCTGCACATCAATGCTCGGAGTGTCAGCGTCGGAGAGTTCAAGCAGTTGAACAGGCTGGAAATTAAATGGAGACATGGTGGGTGTGCAAATGAGGTTGCGCCGTTTGCTTGCGCATACTAGCGGGACTTGACTAGACTGACAACGCAGCTTCAGAAAGGAATCCTGAAGGCTGTGTGTGCAAAGCAGATTCTGGACTGGGGTGGTGCCCGGTCCATTTTTTTATCTATGGGATGGTACATATGTATTTAGTTAGGTGTTATTGGTATAGTTATTACTTTGTATATATCTAATATTCTTACGTGGCGGTGGGCCGTTCTCCAAGAGAAGCTTTTCTAAATTTATTTGCAAAATAAAATGAAGCTACGCAGCAGTACTGGTAGCTTGATCAAATGGATTCAATTGTTTATCGTATTATTTATATTGTCTTAATGATTCTCTTGGTTAGTTGTTCAGCAGTCGCTGCGAGTTAGATCTCTTTTGTAATCATAAAGACCACGGAAGAAACAACCAGTGACAAACCTTTGAAAATCTGTTTCATCTCGGACAATACCGAGACCTTTAAGCGTTGTTAGCAAGCTTGCAACATCAAGTCGCTGATCGTCGCTTAAGAAAAGGTAACCTCTGTCAGGCATAGAAATGCAGATGCATTTGTTAATTGTAGTCTACCGAACAGGTTACCAATCAATTGTTAGGAAGATCACATGTCTTCAAAGTAAAGGAATTTTTTAATCTCCTTCTCACTAGCAGACAGTAACTTCTCGATGGTCTTTAGTTTCTTTTCTGCAGACAAGGCACGATTGCTCCAGTAGGTGAGATGTTGATTGGTTTCAGTGAGCTGTGACTCCAAAGCATTTTGGAAAATCGCACTGGGGCTAATATCAAATCCAGATGATTTCCACCTGGCGTGCATCTCATCGGGGATACTAACTGATAGAACGACGGCCATAAAAAATCTGTGTTACCTCGATACAAGATAACACAGATTCTTATGTATTTAATTAGGTTGAATCAATGCTCGACCCAATCTAAAACTTTGCTTCCTCCTGGAGCCATCGTGGAGACCAAAGGCACCGGTTCAGCTACAGCAAGTTGATCGTTGACCAAGCGCATTGCATTGGAGAACTCAATAGCGTCGTCAAGATTGGGGAAAGCTGGAGCAAATGTACCTACATCAGCATGATGAAGCATGACGATGTAAGCAGTCACAGGAAGTTTCATTGGAATGAAGGGGATTCCCCAGGACACAGTGACGAGGATGTGTCCTGGAGTGGATTCAAACTAGCATGAATGGGCCGCTCTTGTACCAAAGAGTGGGATTCTCTTTGACAGCTTGATCGGCTTCTTCGTGATTGGTGATCTTGATGACTTCACTCTTGCCGTCAGGACGTTGAGCAAGGATTGCCCAGGCAAGTTTTCCTGCTGGCGACATATTGGATTCCATGGTAAATATTTTCCATCCGGTAATTAATTATGAAGGGCACAAACCTATCCAAGTGCAGTGTCTTGTAAGACTGAAATCCATTGCTACGACAGGGTTTGTAGGCAAACCAGCGTAGCAATGGAACGATAAGAAAAGCTGTAGGTAACCTTAAGTTTTTCCTATCAGTTTATGAACCCTGGAAGCGGTTAGATCCCATAGGTGAAGTGGTGTCTAAGGGTACGGAACAGCTTGGGTAAACGCTCGACCAAAGTAGCGATCTGCCAGGGTTTAACAACCCTCCAGCTCTTGAATTTGTACACACGGTCGAGACTCATGAGTACCAAAATGACGGAGCAACTGTCATAGATGATGCCAATGACCATCCTGACCTTGCGCCAGACAGTCCAGAACTGTTTAGTCCTGAGGAACTTCTGGTTTCCTTTGTAAAAGTGATGTGCTTTTGTGCGGTACATCAGCCCATCACCACGACAGTGCAGACAGAAGGTTGTAGCAGATTGCTACGTCGCTTACTGATCTTGCTACGGATAGAAGCAAGGAAGCGCTGCATCTTGTCACGGAACCAGGCAAGGATGGATGGTCCGTACTTCTTGATAAGAATGGTAAGAATCAATCCAGCTGCAAACAGTGCTGCCAGATTGATTGCAAGAGGAGAGGATGCAACAGCATTGATGATGTCATTACATTCTGGCGCTGCTGGAACAGTTGCTACAACAGGGATTCCTGCTGTAGCTGATTCCATCTTTGGGATGGGAGGAATGGAAGGGAGTTGACCTACTGGCGTGACCAGTCCATTGAGGAGACTGATCTGCCTAAGGTTTGTTAAGTATTCTGAGGGTGAGAACATTGGATGGTGTGCAAAAAGAAGCCGTGATCCAACACCCATGACAGGGAGGACCACGGCATGAATAGCTTAGAAGCACTAGCTAGAAGCAGACGGCTCTTGTTGGACAGTGTAATAAGTCTGATGAGACTCAATCAGCATCAACAGCGGTGAGTTCAAGGCGATCCATCAGTTCGGCCTGAGCGCTGTGGTCCTTGGGGTCGATCCGAGCAATGATGTTGTCAATGAGTTCAAGAGAAAGGTCGAGACCCATTTCCTGTTCACCATGAATACTATCAATAAAGAGAGGATCCTCAAGGAGGTTCGTAAGTGTGGCATGGACATTACGAAGTACTTCGATGAATTGTTCTTGCTTCTGATCAGCTGGGGACTGGCGCATCTTCATGGTTCTAACGTAAATTGTATGCAGGTTCAATGCAGTGTACACGCAATTAGTTTTTCTCCTCTGGTTTGTACCAGGGAGCTGTGATCTGCAGAGTACCACCTAGAAGCTGCTGCGTCTTGGACTCATCAGGTTGATGCTCCCTGATGATGGGTGTGACATATTTCTTATCGTGTTCAATTTGCATCTCCTTCTGGAGCTGCTCAATTTGTTGATCGACTCGACCCATGGTGCGTTCGGTCTTCCATGCTACCCAATCTGGGAAGCAGTGGAGACGGATTGCTTTGATCCATGGGTTGAGTTCTAGTTTTCTGTTGTAATCAATGAGGATGTTTGTTATTTCATAGGCTGCTGCATTCCAGATGTTGTACATGGAGGATGTAACTGAGAGCTACTTCCAGTCTGTAGCATCTCCTTCTACTTCACGTTTGTATTGTTCTAGTTGCTCCATGATTTGATGTTCTTTCATGTGGCCTTCGCCCATGTTGGACATCATGAAGCGGTTGCCATTCTCATCAATGAAGCCACCAACAAAGCCAGCACCAACTTTGTCTGCAGCTTCTTTCATCCTGGCGACGAGCTGCATCCCAGCTAGTTGACGCATGGTAGGAGCATCAGTCTTGCTGAGATCCTTGGTGCTGTCGTTGGATTCCCATTCAATGTTGTTCATGGCTTTAGCAATGCGTGTTTTGTCGGAGTTTCGATGCAGAAAAAAACGAGGATAGTTTTGCATGATTACATGGTGTCATCACATGTATCGTACTCAGCTACTACAAATTGCAAGGAGAGATCGCCATACTCATAACGCTGAGCATGGAATCCACCCGTTGCAAAGTAACGTTCCTTGCTAGTAGCTGCGCTGTAAAGGAGATGTGCAGCAGTTTGTTTCATGCGTTCAATGGTAGGAACGCGCATGGTTTGATCATCTGGATCATCCATGTGTTGCCATACCCAGTTCAATGCAACCATTGCCTCTTGAACTTTGGCAAAGTTGAAATGATCCAGGATGTATTTAATTTTGAGAGCATGATTAGAAACAGGAAGCTGTTCCTTCTCTTGCTTCTTCTTGTCTTTCTTCTTACCCATGGCGATGGTTAGCTGTACAGAATACGGACAGATTGAAAGCTGTTGCGCAGAGTCAAGAATGTTTCACGCCACTGAGGATCATCTGTCCTGAAGGTTGTGGTTTGCCATTCACCTTCATTACGGTAAGCAATCTTGATGTATGAAGTCTTCATGGCATTCAAGAATTGACAGTCAGTTTGGTAACGTTGAAGTGACGAATCCATTCAACGAGTGTGGCTGTTGCCTCCTTGTTTTCTAGGCCGATACAGCCTGAGGTACCGGATTCACCGTTAAGTTTTCCCCAGCTGGGGTCTTGATGGAATCCAAGAGCACTGCGACCTGTGGAAAACAAGGGGACGACGGGAATCCAGTAACCTTGACCGAGTTCTGGATCACTAAACGGACCACGAGCAATGCCGTAACGGTCAATGCTGTACACGCCACGAGGCAGAGGCGATTTGTTACCAGCGACATGGCGATCAACGGTTTGACGATAGGAGCGACCTGTTAAGGCAGGTAACGTTTGGAGAACTGTTCCTTTACTATCGACAAGTTGCAGTTCCCAAATCGGATCTTTGGTAGTCTTCACCTGTTCTTTCGTCCTGGTGAGGACAAGAGATGCAGATGGACGAGATGCTGGCTGTGGAAGAAGATTCTTCCAAGACCAACCCTGTTTTATACGGATCTGTGGACGAGCTGATCCAGGCTCATCAATGGTTCCTGGACCTGAATCAGCGTCAGCAGGAAGGACGGCAGGAGGAGGCGCAACGGGGAGTGACCCTGTGGCATTGGCCTCCTCTGGAGCAATCTGTTCGAGAGGTTGAGGATGGGGCTGATTTGCCATCAGGTCATAGGGTGTCGGGTGCTGTCCTTGATGGTGAGCAAGGAGCACTTGCGACACACCGTGCTGGGTGATGGCTGTAATGGAACCAGCTGCAAGAGCAAGGAAGATCATCTGTTTATTCATGGGGTGCAAAGCAAAGGAACAGATGCATAGGGATCATCTGCTCAGGTCACATGTTACCTGGGCCAGTTGGGTAGATGCCACCACCTGCATAAGGAGCAGGCGGCGCATCAAAGTTGCCAGGTCCACTGCTGCGTGGGGCAGGCGATGCAACAAGAAAAGGATCAGGTGATGGTGCAGTTTCTTGTGGTGGAGAAACTTCTTGAGGTTGAGCAGATGGTGGTGTCTCATTAGGAGACTCATCAGTCTTAGGTTCTTCTTTAGGATTGAGAGTTGATGCATACTCTTGCTTGCTCTTCTCTTCGATAGGTGGATCAAGCTTGCCAGGTGCATCAGGACTGCGCCCTGGTATCAAAGCTGACACCATGGAAGAGATGATGGAGACAAGAGCAGCTGCAACAATGAAGGCACCGAGTCCTGCTGCTCCAATGATTAACTTCTTAACCATGATTAGCGGCAAAGGTAATCTGAACGCATCCAACCAACGAGTCCGTTGTATTCAACTCGGTACCATTTGAGTTGATCGCTACCCCACACCCAGTTGAGTGCACGGATGTACTCACTGTTGGGGATGGACGCGATGACATAGTTGTTCTTACTTGGGCCATTGCGTAGGTTGACGCTGGAACCTGGATCTCTGGTGCAAGTCATTGCCCACTGCGCTTGGGCAGGCAAGGAACCAAGTAAGAGGATGCTGGCGCTGAACAGAGAAGTGAGGAAAGTCTTCATGGGAATAAAAGAGAAGGGCACTAGTAAGGATGTACCAATGCCCTGTGTTATGTAGATATTGTAAGGGTAGTCAGGAGCGCATCTCCAGGTGCTGCTTCCATGCTGCGTTGAGCATCTCATTGGCAGTCACTGGAGGCTCACCACCTGTGTTGTCGTAGAGATACTGAGGAGTTGGATCATCATCCCAGACTTCCAAGAACTTCTCCAGTGCTGGAATGATTTCATCCTCAATGATCTCCATGGACCAGGAAGGTTCTGCATCCATTTGATGCTTCTTACTGTCGTCAATGAGAAGCTGCTTGACCCGCTTCTCCATGGCGTAGATCAAGGTATAGAAGTCCTTGATCTCGGTAATGTTGTAGGACATGTTGAGTGTGCAGAGTGGTAATGAAGATGGTGTGATTAACGAAGAGTGAATAACCCTTCGTCATCAAAATCACTTTCATCTTCTGGAACTTGATCGAGTTCATCGTCCTCATACTCTGGCTCTTGCCAGGAATAAGGAACAACCCAACCCATGTACGGAGATTCGTTCATGATTGTGTAACGATGTGAACTATGCATACCCTGGACCTCTTGGTACTGTATAAATAGATACAGATCCCACGAGGAAGTCATGCAAAGCGCACTGATCACCTACCTGAGCAAAGTCAAGGCTACGGCAATCCGTAGCGATAAGCAGACTTGGTATGCAATTCGTCAAGATAAAGCGGACGCCATGAAAGAAAACATGACGCCCGCTAGTTCATATGTACTCAAGAAGTGAGTAGGTTTAGTTGGATTCTTGATAACTGAAGTTTATTGAGAATCCTATTAATCTTTCAACCAGCCTGTATTTCTAAGCTGCTCAGTCCTGGTGGAATCCAGTTCATAGTCGTCAGCTGACGGGATTTCAGGAGTCCATGTCCAATGAGTACAGTTGTACTCCTCGATCATGTCCTGTGCATCCTCCAGCTTGGTGATGATCCATCCACTCTTCTTGGAGAAGAACAGAACATCACCGTATGGATCAGCGTCTTTCTCTGTAGGCATGGAATCAAGCTGAAGCTTGAAGATGTTCTCAGGAATCGTCATGATTGGTGCAGGCAAAGAGATCATTCGTAGTGAGGACGGACCGTAGGGTAGAACTCAGCGTAGCCCTGGGCTAAGCAGATGTCGTAGGTTCCGTCGTCATACTCTTCTGTGTCGTACTTCTCGTGGAGTTCGTGGAGAACCCTGAGGGCTTGCGCTTTCGAGAAGATGCAGACGGTTTCGATTGGGTAACCGCAACGGAAGGTCCAGCCTCCTTCTTCTGGTCCACCATAGTTTTCGTAGACCTGGTGGACCGTGATGGTGAGCGGCTCACCTTCGTATTCGGTGTAGCGTTCGTACCATTCGTTGAACCTTTCGGTTCGTTCGATAGGTGTTTCGCTTCGGTAGGTTTGGAGGGTGTGCATAGGTTGAGGATTGTTGCTGCAACAAAGAGGATGCAAACAAGAATGAACTCAACCGGGTGGAGATCTTGTAGAGATTTGTTCATGGTTCATGAAAGGTAAGTGAGTTTGATTGATGGAGAGATTACCAAGAACTGTTGTAATAAACAGTGTGGTTATTCTTGAGAGCAACCTTAGCTCTATCACAGAAGCTAAGATCTTTCCACTTGTATTCATCATCGGCATTACAACCGAAGAAGAATCCTGTTGTGGTGCCAAAACCGCCATCAAGATTGTTATCTCTGATGTCCATTTGGAGTTGAAGAATGTCTTGAAGGGTGAGTTCAAGCTCAACTCCATTGAATTCATCATTAATTGATGTATCTTTCTCGTATGATTCACTGCTGTTCGTCTTCTTGCGCCATAGGCGTTCCATCCAACCCTGGAGGTTGGGATGTTTGCGCCATTCCGCAAGGAACAACCAGTTCTCATACTCAGGTTGAAACTTGATGTAGGCGTACTGATCGAGGCCCATTGGTGATGTGCAAAGGATTGTGCAGGAGATGAATCCTGCAGAAAAACCACCGGGCTAGTACAGCTGTACCAACCCGGAAGGTTTAAGTGCAAGAGTCGGACTGACCTTCTGCTCAGAAAGGAACAACCTCAGCGGTTGGTTCCTGCGCATAAGGAGCCCTGGTGGCAGCGGCGGCGACAGGATGAAGCGATTTGTTGACCGTATTCGCTTCAATGACACCAGCAGCTTCAGCAGTCCGTTGGGCTGTTGAGATCTGACCAAGGCGAACCGTGTTTACGGAAGTCACAATAACTTCCATGCGGCCACGGGGCTCACCTTCTGGCGTCATCCAGGTCACATAACGCAGGCGCGTCGTCAGGGCAACAGTGTCACCCTTGTTGTAGCGCTTGGCGATGTTGTCACCGATACCGTTGTAAGCGATGACAGGCAGCGGAGAATCCTCTTCCCTGGCATCGAGCGGAGCAACACGGAACTGTGTGACCGAAAGAGAATCGTTGGGATTCTTGGTCATGATGTCGGACACGATGGTACCGACCAGGTTTCCGTTGTTAGCAGCAGACATGGTGTTGTCTAGGTAGGTGTACAAAGCAGGCAAGTGAAGCCTGCAGAAAGGGAACTAAGCTAAGGCCTAGATCCCAAAGTGCAGACATCTGGAAAGATAAAGAAAAGATTAAACAATCTCTTCAATAACTTTCTCTTGGTTCATGGCTTCATTTGCACGAAGCCCTTCCTGTTGATCGGCGTAATGAATCTCATCACGCCATTGAGCCAACTCGTTGGCGATAATCCTGGCGGCAAGCGTGGCAGGTAGAACGTTGTTCTCTGCTGCACGTTCGCAAAGGAAATCCCAATCCTCCTGGCTTACACCAGTCAGCTTGTTGATTCCAGGCAGATAAAAGGTGTAGTTGTTCATAGTTGAGCATCAATCCAGTCACGCTGGATGGGATTAAGAACATCATTCAACGGCTCCTCTATCTGCAACCAGATATTTAGAAGCAGTTGATAGGAACCTAGATCTTCCGCAATCTTATTGATTAGGAAAGTAGTGTTCCATGTATCGGGATAGCCTTGAGCAGTTTCATTGGAAACAAGTTCCATGAACTTTCTCCACAGCTTTGGCTCCTCCTGGCGTGCATAATCCATGAGAGGAATGTTGTGCAGAAGAAGCCAGATTGTGTCGTGGCTATACATTTGTTCAGTCATGACTAGAGGCAGAAGAACAAAAAGATGATCGTTAAGATCAATGAATTGAATAAAATCTTTCTCATGGTTTGATCGGAGCTGGTGGCCCGTTCAATACCATCTTGGATACACAGCCGTAGCTATCACCTACTGCTGTCTTGATATAGATGATTTGATTCAGGTTCTTGTCACAGGTTGCAAGGATCCTGGCATTAATCGCTTTGTTCAAGCTAACGCACAGGAGTCCGCCGATACCCATGCCAAGAGTAATGCCAACGTAAGCAGGTAGCTGATCACGGTGGCGGTTCATGAAGTTAATGAGGAAAGCAGAAAGTGACATGGTGAGCAAAGCAGGGACTCATCAGGCTCCCCATAGCAGGGAGCGACCGAAGGGAGCGGATAGCACCCTCCGGTTTCGTCCTACGCTTCGATGAAACGCTGCCAACCAAGTTCTAGCTGATTGCTCAGCTTATAACCCTGGTGCAGCAGCTTCTTCACACTGGAGCGGATATGCTCGACAGGTGCCTCCAAGCGGATGTACTTGGACACCTGACGGTCAAGGTCAACCTTGGTCATCTCTGCAAAATCACCACGGATGGTGACGAGATAACCGTCGTTGCCCTTCTCGTAGATGAAAGATTCCATGGATGGAATATGCGAAGAACGTGATCAATGAAGATCACAGAGAAGGAAGCATGGCGCTTCCCTCTGAGGGACCATCAATTGTCGTCGTTGAGCAGAGCTTCTAGCTCCGCTTCGACTTCCTTGGGGATGGTATAAACACCATCATTTGGTGCAATTAGATCTGACACCTTGCGGCGCAGTCTGTTGACACCAGAGTTGAGCTTCTGACGCTGCTCGTCATTCAGCTTGGCGTAGGCAACAGCACCACCGATGACAACGCCACCGGCAATGCTGGCCTTGACAAGGTTGTTAAAGAGATTCATTGGAATGAGAAGGTAATGATGGACAATTTGTTCTGAACTTTCTCTACTGATTAATACAGTATGAAAGCGACCGTAGGGAGCGGAAACTCACCACAGGTGAAGTTGATAGTCGCCGTACTGGCAGTACGTCGTCCAGAAACGCAGCATGTCCTCCAACCCAAAGCGGATTGGACCTGCTGGCGCTTCGATGAGAACAGGATCACCCTGGCGCCCATCGTATAGATAGTTGCCACGTTGATCAGTGAGAAGGAGACCTTCTTCAGTAGTAATCGTGATCATGAGATCAGAGTTCGTAGTTGTTAGCGATGCACCAGTCACGGTGCACCTGGTCAGCGTGTGCAGGCCACGCATGGTTCTTGCATTGCTCAGCCGTAGCTTGATCAAGCAAGTGAAGCGTTAACTGAGTGAAAGCTGCCATGCCGATAGCAACGCAGCACACTGCAGCACCGAACTTCTCCATGAGAAAACAAGCAAAGAACAGCAGTCTGAGGACTGCATCTAGGAGGAATAAATAGCTCCTGGAGGCAATCTTCTGGGTAATCTTGCTAAAAGTATTTCTAGTTATATAAAAATCAGGGTTGAAGATAAGGCTGACAAACAGCCAAACAGCCTTCAAATCGTCGCTGAGATCCCAGTAAAAAGATTTGATGCCTGTGGAAAAAGTGCAAGCCATGTTGTGACACATGTCCAGGCAAATAGTAGTCAGAAGCCTTGGTATGACAGGGATTTGAGGGAAAATAGGGTGGAAATAGGGTAAAAATAGCCTGTGGAAAACTCAAAAAGCGACCGGAGGGAGCGGTTGCTCCCCCTAATCTTCATTCGTACTTCCGAATGCAAAGCATCGGACGTTCCCATTCTTCGAACGTCAGCAGATATTCTTCTGCTTCCTTCTCCGAATGAAACTTCTCCTCGCAGCCAGACATATACGCCTGGCTAAAATCATCGCCCGCTTCCTTGATCTCCACGCTGTAGATCATGACGATAAATAAAATAAAGAACACAACCGAATAGAACTCTCTCTTCCGGCTGTTAACGCGACCGGAGGGAGCATATCCCCCGCCCCTTTCTTTTTTTCCTCTCGCACCCGCCTGCGAGCAGAGCGAGCTTGATGTCTGCCCGGATTTTTACCATGAAATGGGTATTTCTAAGGCAGTTAGGGGGTTTCTCCTGGCGTTGGTACTGTATTGATTGCACCTAAAATCGTTATATCTAGGTATATTTATAAAAATGCCCGTTTCTCCGCAAGATTATGCACTGTGGGCAGCTGCAACTGGCAATCCATACCCTAAAACTGCACAGGAAAAGGCACGTTTAGCTCCTGAAGTGTATGATTTCAACCGAGGATTTGGTAAATTTCGCGGTTTTGATGAGGTTCAAGGCTTTCAAGGAGATATTGTTTACGATCAACCCATCTCTGTGCGGCATTATGGGGACAATACGCTCCTGCAGTCGCCTATTACACCGGATAACAACATCCCAAAGGTTGCAGGACAGCTCAATAACAGCCTGACGGGGCAGCATTATGTCCAGCATCACGCTGATGATGCCTATGAAACTGGGTTTGGTGGTACTGAGCAGCCAAAATCACTCCTTGAAAAGGCTGCATTAGGGGCGTTAGGGGTCGGTGCTGTTGCTGCTGGCGTGTATGGTGCCCAAAAACTGACCGGCACTGACCTTGGCGTGGGACGCGTCGGTGGAATGGTGCGTGATCTGGGTCAACGCGCTAAGGCAAAGGTTAAATCCGCGCTTGGCCTAGCCAAAGAAGCAGCTGAACCTAGTTTTGTTACCCGTGAAGGTGCAGAAAACGTTCTTGCTGTAGCACAACACGGCATTTCTGCGATTGATGACACTGCACCCGGCATTGTGCGGGCGCAAAACGTGGTTCCTGCGGAAGTTCGTGTTCATCAGTCCCTGAAATCACGGATTCCAGACCCCTGGAGTGAATCTGCTCTTGGTAGCGCCGGTCAAACCATGGTTGCTCCAGCAGAACAAAGCATCATTGGAACGCAGACCACAGGTACTGGCGTTGATCCTGACATTCAATCCCGCATTTTGCAGTTCACGCAGAAGATTGGATACAGCAGCCCAGCATTAGAGACTGCATCCATGCAACAAATGCGGCAACGTCTGTCGCCAGGTTCTGTGCTGGACCCAATGACGGGTCGCGTGACAGAAGCAGCTAATGCTCCGTTCTTTACCAACATTGAACGCAACATTCGCCAGATGCCTCCAGAAAATTTTGTGGAATCTGGTGAAACGCTTAGGGGATTGTTAGGAACGCAACGTCCTATCCCACAGGGTTCTCTTTCTGGTGTGCAACGTGTGTTTTCTGCTGATCCACGTGCAGCCACTGTACAGAAACAAGCAGAAGCAATCTTCCAAGCAACGGGTGACCCTGGCGTAATCCGTTCTGCCTACAGCGAAGCACCGGGTTTACCGATTCGTGTAACACTTCCTTCTGGTGAAAGTGTTCCAACTGGTTCTCTCTACGAAGCTTTTGGCCAAACCGTCAATCCACAAACCGGTGTTCCTGTTACAACGGGCCGTGCTGAATCTCTGCAGGCTGCATTAAACATGCAGAGCAAGATGAAAGCTCGTGCATTAGAACAACTTGGTGTTCCTTCTACCTATCAACCATCTCAAGCAGAACTTGCAACCTTAGATCCACGCACCAAGAAGTTGCTGGGTGAAACAGCTGCTGCAAGTGAAGCGGCACGCAATCGCCTAGCGCAAGCAGAAGCAACGGGTGTTCTTTATAAATTGCGCCCTGAAGTTACTCAAGGCATCCGTGAAGTTCCCGTCATCAGTGAAACCACTGGTGAAGTTGTGGGATCGCGTGTAGTTCCTGAAGTGGAAGGGATGCCCACAAGTCAGTACTACCGGATGCGTGCTGCTGGTGGTGCAGGTCGTCAGGAAGTTGGTGGTGTTGGTCGTCGCCGCGAAGCACTGGCTGCAGAAGGATTTACTGCTGGAGAGGGCAGTGCCATTGAAGCAACTCCCTTCCTCTACAAAAATGTGGACACTGGCGAGATCCTGACAGAAGGCCAGGTCAAGCGGGAAGACCTATTGGGTGGTGCAGTCCGCGCAGTACGCGGCACTGCTGTAGAACCCCAACGAATTATGGGACGTGAAGGCCGCACGTTTAAAGGCGTTAGTGCTGAAGTCATTGATCCACGCTCTTTTGATCCTGCTGCTTTAGCTCAACTGGCAGAAGCAGCACCTGAAGTGCTTGATCCCACCACGGGTCTTGCTTATAGCCAACAAGCCATGGGTGGTCAGCAAGCTGCTCAAGCCCGTCGCCGTATTGAGGCTACCCGTGCAAGTGGTCGTCGTGTAGCAAGTCGCGTTACCCCTGGCGCCACCATTCCTGCAAGCATCCGCGAAGGCCGTGCCATCAGTGAAAGTGGTGCACCGGCTGCAATGGGAACACGCTTCTCCACCTGGCAACCACCTGCTCCTGGTAGCCCCCGCGCTCAAGAAGCAGAGGTTCTGCGTCAACGGGCTGAATTAGTAAAGCAAGTATTGTCAGGTGAAGTGACCCTTCCAACTACACCTTCTACAGAAGTTGTTCCAGTTCCCCTTTCTTATCCACAAGGTACAAAACGTGGTACTGCAAGCCCAGTGCAAAAAGCAGTTAGCCGTTATGCTCGTTTTGTAGGCAACCCATATGAGTTATGACATTTAGAATGATGATTATTAGGGAGGTATTATGACAACCCTAGAGCCAATCATTGCCTTGCTGATTGGTGCTGGTTTAACTGCTGGCGCCGGTTGGTTGTCGCGGCTGATTGCTGCACGCAACTTAGTTAAATACGGTCCGATTCTGACCCGTGTTTATGACGTGTTAGACCCACTGCTGGAGCGCAACATGCGTTCATGGAGTGGCTCTGATGTTGAGTTTGCAGTTGAACTTGCAATTGAGTCTGTTGCTGATGGTCATATCAGTGCAGCTGAATTAAAAGAGATGACTCTGGAAGTAACCAAGCGTTGGTTGCCCCAGGTTGCTGCAGATAGAGTGCGTAAGTACGAAGCAATGGCTGACCGTCCTAAGGTGATGGTTGCTGCTGACCTTCTGACGGATGTGGTCTCTGGCCAAGCTCGTAAAGAAGAAACAATCAACAAAGTAAAAGCACTGCTTAAGTAATGGCTGAAAGTAAAGGTAATTGGATCAAGGGCGCCATCAAAAAGCCTGGCGCCTTTTCTGCTCAAGCAGAGAAAGAAGGAATGAGTACAGCTGAGTTTGCAGAAGCTGTTACTAAGAACCCTGGCGACTACAGTGAAAAAACTGTAAAGCGTGCGCAGTTAGCAAAGACTCTTGCTGGCCTGCGCAAGAAAAAGAAAGGTAGCTAATTACTGTGTTTAAAACGCAAATCCCGTATCTCAATAGAGTTAAAACTGCTTCTAAAGAAGCGGGTGATTCTTTGGGTCCATTTGTTGATCAACAGATGGCAGGTGAGAAAGCGTTTCTCAACAAGTACTTAGCAAACCTGCGTGATACAAACCCTGTATTTCCTGCTAAACAATACGGATCTTTCCAAGAAGATCTTGATCTAACAACGTATCCAGGTACAAAACAGATTGTTCCTAATACTGGTAAAGATCCATTTGCAATTAGTGGTCCTGGTTACCTGCAATCTTTTCTTGCACGATACGATCAAAGTCCTGTTCTCGCACCAGAAGAACGTGTTAATCCTGGCGGACTAACTGCAATCATTCAACAAAAAGCTGAGAAAGGAAAAGAGTTCCCAGGTTCAGAAGGTACAAGCATCTCATGATTGGAACAGCCTTACGTTTTGCAGGACAACGCCTGCTCCCCATTGTTGCTCCATCTGGCGGCAGAGCGTTAGCAAAAGAAACAGCCATTAACGCTGCGCTAACCATTGCTGCTGAACAGGGCTTGCCCATCATTACTGGAGGAGAAGCACCGCCAATTGAAAAGACGCTGTTGCGTTCTGCTCTGATTGGTGGATTAAGCGGTCCTGTTGAACGCGGAGTCCTTGCTGGCGCTAAACAGCTGAGTCCTCGCCTGGCTGGCATGCAAGGCCGGCTTCAGGAACGCTTAGCTAGCAATCCTTACATTCCAGAAGCTATTGCTGGTGGACTGGCAGGTGGCGCAGCTGCTACAGGGAAGTTTGGTTTGGGTCTTGCTGGCATGGTCGCAGTAACTGAACCAATTACCAAAGCAGTAACCAGCGCTGTATTCCCTGAGGGATATAGTGGCGGGCGCAATACACAAACTTCAACGCAAGCTGATATTACTGGTGCCCAATTAGCAGCTACACCAGAAGCAATTGTTGGAACAGATCCTGCTGCTTTAGAGCACCAACGTCGTTTAGAATTAACTTACGCCAGGAACTATAAGTTCCCTAGCTACATCTACCATGTTTCTCAAGGTGGCACCGCTAATCCCTTTGAGATTGCAAATCAGATGTTAAGTACGCCAACAACTCGGTACTTCTGATGCGCTTTGCAAATATCCCGAATTATCTCTCCAATAGCATTGCTGCTGCTGGAAAGTTTGGCAGTGAATTTAGCAATTACGTTGAGCAAGGTTTAAACCTTGGGCGTGGAGCATCAGGACCACGCGCTGTTTACGGTGGAGTAAAAGAAGCAGTTAAATATGCTAAGCAAGGTAATCTGCCATTGGCTGCTGCCACTGGTGCCCTTGATGTTTTAACAGATGCATCACGCGGAACCTATTGGTTCTTGAACCACACGTTAGCTGTTGGCCGTAACGTAGGTCGTGCTGCTGGAGAAAAGATGGGACTTGATCCCATCACCACAGATCTCCTTGGCCGTAGCACTCCGTTTGCTATTGCTGCTTTAGGTGGTGCTGTTGGTAATCCGCTTCAAGGTGCTCGCCCTGCTGGCTTCAAGAGCATCTTGCCAGTCTCAAAAGAAGAGGATCCAACAGGACGCACATCCGCTAACCCCATGGCGGAATCTGTTCTGCGTTACTTCACAGGCCGGCGTGGTGATCCACTTCCTTACTCCACGTTTAAGGAAGAACGTCCTGAGATTGCTTATCCTACATACCAACAGTATCTGCGCTACAAGCACATGAAGCCAGAAGGTTTTGGAAAGATTGATCCACAATCACAATCTTTTGTTGGACCTCTGGGTATTATTCGTGGCACTGCAAAAGGATTGAATGAACCCGAGATCCAGTATTTTGGTTTCCCTGTTACGGCATCCACAGCTATTGGTACTGCAGCTGCTATTGGAACAACAGGAGCATTGCAAAAAGCATTGCCAGAAAAGATGCGCTATGCACAAACAGTAATGGCACGTACTCCAGAAATGGAGAAGGCTGTTAAACAGCTGGGGCGTGAAGTTGCTGTAGAAAAAGCTGGTATTCCAATCAACAAGGGAACTAGGGGAGGTGTGCAGTATCTCACCAGCTTGATGGAAGATGTTGCACAGAAAGAAGCGATTGGTGCACCCAAACTTGCAACAGCTGCTGGCATCGTAGCTGCTGGCCTTGGTGCTGGCTACTTAGCAAAGAAAGGATCGCAAGCACTGTTTAATAAGCAGGCAGAGGAACGGTTAAAGAAAGAACAACCAGTAGAATACCTAAAGCACAAATACGGTTCTTTTCAATCTGCAACAGAAGCCATGGGACAACCCCCTGTTTCTAGTTGGCAAGAACTTACTCCATACATGAATTAGTAATGGCTGGACTTTACGACAATTACGTTCAAACAGATAATATCTTTAAAGGCCAAGCACCTACCATTGGTGGTTACGATTGGGGCTCTGCAGGTGGCGGCACTGACTGGGGACAAACGCCAGGTGTTGATTGGGGTGGCTCTTTAAATTTGCCAGGTTTAAGTGGAACTGGTGCATTAGGATCCCGTTCTGATCAACCAGATTGGTTAAGTGCAGGAGTTAGTGCTTTAAATAAAGCGCTTGCTTATAAACAACAAAATAGTGGTTATAGCAACTCCAAAGATTATCGTGGCTACGCATCTAATGCAGGTACTGCCGCACGTGGGCGTGGCTACACAATGTACATGCCCGGTGCTACTCAAAAAACCACACAGTCTGGAGGAGGCCCCGGAGTTATCAGCAGTATTGCCAGCATTGCTGCACCAATTGCAGGTATTATTCCCGGAGGACAAGTTGCTGCTGGACTTCTTGCTGCAGGTGGCAGAGCAGCAAGCATGTTTGGCGCATAAGATGTTGAGCATAGTTCTTCTAAAATAACAATTAAGAGGATTTAATTTCATGAACCCGTTATTGATTAGTGCTTTATTCGGAGGCGGACTAGGCGCAGCAGAAGCTTACAAACGTAGTGGTGGTGATATTGGTCAAACGATTGGCGGTGGCCTCCTTGGTACGGGTTTAGGTGCTATTCTTCCTGGTGCGGCCGGTGCTATTGGTACACGGCTTGCTGGTACAGGCCTTGCAGCAAAAGTTGCTCCAGAAGCTTATAAAGCGTCTCAATTGTTTGCTCGTAGTGGCGCCAGCACCCTTAACCCGATTGGCCAGCAAGCTCTTGGTAAAGCTGCCCTTGCTAAAGGTCTTGGCGGTGCTGCGCTGATTGGCGGTGGCTTAGCTGTTCCTGCCCTTGCTGCTGGCGGCGCAAGTCTTGCAGGTAAGGCTGTTACTCCAATCTCCAAAGCTGTTGGCTTAACTCAGCAAGCAACGGGTGCAGGTATGCCCCAGCTTCCTGATGTGCCTGGTTATGAGTCTGGTCAGATGACCCCCTCTAACCTCGGTCAGTTCGGCCCTCCAGGTACTGCTGGTTACGCTGATCCTCTTGGTGCTATTCAAAGTCAGCTGCGTTTTGAACAACAGCAGTACATGCAAAGTCTGCAGAATGCTCTGCGTTATGCCCCTTACCAAGAAGCTTATCAGCAGCGTTCGAAAGAAGCTGATCTGATCCGTGGTGCTAAGGCTGCTCAACTGGCGACTGCTCTGGCTACTGATGCTGCAATGCGTCAGCAAGGTCAGCTTGGCGCTCAGCGAATGGCAGAAGGTTTCATGAGCAACATTGGTCAAGCTGGTGCTACCCAGTACCGTTACTTCTGATAGGAGGGGCTGATCATGCCTCAAGATTTCAACAGCTTTTATCAGTCCACGACACCAAATTATTTTGGAGCAACGGCTAGTAATAAAATTGATCTTGATAAATTAAAAGCTGCTTTTGGTAAATACAAAGGAATTGATTTTAATACTGGCAAAACGATTGATCTTGCTTTAGAAGAATATAAAAAGACAATTGGCGATGTTGCCAAACCTTTTCAATATTTTGCGCAACCACCTTCTGTTGCTGGTGCACAGGATTTGTCTCCAACTGGTTTAAATGTAGATGCTTATAAGGAATTATCCAGAGCACTACAACAAGATCTCCTGGAGTCAGAAGCTAAGCAAAACGTTTTAAACCTTGGCGCTGCTACAGCGTTTGGTGCTGCATCACTCCCCTTCACAGAGTACATGCGCAACCAGGAGCTGAATCGTCAGATGCAAGCTTTTGAAACGAAGGAGTTATCTCCTACTGCTCAAGCTGCACGCAACCTGTCGATGCAACAACAACTTGGTTTAGCAGCATCTGCACAAGCTGAAAAGCGTCGTGCATTTGGTGATCTCAAGCGTGCAACGGTTGAGCCTTTCCGTTATCGTCGTTGATAACAACTCTATAATAGTTAAAGCAGTTTAAACAGGATTTTTCATGGCAGCAAAAGGAGGTGGCGGATCCAAAGGTGGCAGCGGTGCACGGAGTGGAGGTGGATCTCCACCGTCAGCACCACGTCCGTCTCCCCCGCCCGCTCCTGCTGCATCAACAGCGCGGGCAACAACCCCAACGGCACCGCGCACAGGGCCTTCTAGCTCTGCCCCAAAACCAACACCAGCAGGCGGTGTGCCTAAAGCGTCCAGTTCTGGCACGCCAAAGTCTGGTGGCGGTACTCAAAAAACTTCAATTCAAAAAGCACAGACTTTCCTATCTGGTCTTGGATCTACAATTAGTCCTAAAGAAAAAGATCAGTTAATTCAAAAGTTTGGCAGCCAAGGTAAAGATCTTCTAAAGCAAGGCATTCAAAGTGGCACGATTAGTTTAAAAGGTAAAGATAAAGGTAAAGATGGAAAAGGCAAAGATGGTGGTAAAACCCAAATAACAAAAACACCTGCAGGCACTTTTGTTGATCTTGGCGATATTGAAAGCGTCTTTGGCAGCATTATGGATGTGCTTGGTTCTTCCCAAGCAGAAACCTTTAATGAGCTAGAGGGTCAATATCGCTTGGATGAGCAGATGCTCGAAAACAAATCCAACGAGCGTTTGGGTGAATTTAACCTGCAAGGTGCTCAAGCACAAGCAGAAGCAACTAAATATGCTTCTGAACAATCTGCTGGCGCCACACGTTTTGCTGCCACCGAATCAACGCGTGGTCAGATTGAAACTCAACGTCTTGCTTCTGAAAGTGCAGAGCGTCAAATCGGTTTAACAGGTGGAGAGCAACGTAAAACACAATCTGAATTGCTTGCCGGTCAAGAACGTCAGATTGGATTAACGGGTGCAGAAGAACGTTTGACTGTTGGCAAGCAAGCTCAAGAACAGCGGGAAACCGAACTGCAACAGGAACTCTATCGTCGCTATAGAGAGGAGAAGGATTATAGTCAAGCACGCAGCGCATTCCGTGCATGATTGATTGGCTAGAAACTTTAACTCCTAACGAAAAAGAAGCGTTCCTTACATTCTGTAAAAAGCACAGTTCTCCGATCCAAATGTACCTGTATGCCCGTTTTCTTGGGTATACAGGTAGCATCGTTGATTGTGACCAGTGGCAGCAGTCCACCTTTAAGAAAACTAATCTCCAACAGATCCTGGAGATTGAAGTAGGCAGTATGCGAGAAGACGTAGAGAAGCTACGTCAAGCCATTGATCTGGGCATGGTGAAACAAGATAACGGCACTGCTCGTATCGCCATGCTCCAGAAAGAACTGCGTGGTGCCATCAAGCAAATTCAAGATGAACGCTACGTTGGTGATAAGCAAGGTTTGATCCTTGCTGGTGCTGATCGGGCGTTGCGTGAGATTGTTTTGATCTTTAAGGATGATCCCATTGAAGGTCCACTCCAGGATGCAGTCATGGCTGTGTGGACAAAAATCCTGGCGGAAGAATCCTGAGTGTAGGGAGTTAGGGTAAGGGGATGGCAAACACATCCCTTTACGCTGTTTACAGGCGGACTGCCCGTGCCGGTGCAAAGCAACAGGTTGTTAAGAAGACCAGCGATATTGATATTGAAAGAGCACGGGTTGATTTTTCTTACTTCTGTGATGTTGTAGGTGAGAAACCACCTGCAACGCACATGCGCCTATGGCATGAGCACCTTTGCACAGGCAACAACTCTGAATGTTTGATTGGTATTGCTGGCCCCAATGTAGACATCCTGGCGCCACGGGGTTCAGCAAAATCCACGGTGCTTGGTTTGTTTACAGCGTGGTCGATTGGTATCCATGCACTGCACAAGAAACCGCTAAAGATTCTCTATATTTCTTACACAGTTGATGTTGCACGTCCTAAGAGTGCAGCCATTAAACGAATCATTGAAGAGAATAAGCACTATAAAGAAATCTTCCCAATGGTTAAGATTGCCAAAGGGATCAACTCTAACGAATATTGGAGTATTGATTGGAAGTTTGCAGGGATTAGATCAACTGGTGAAGAAGAATTTACTGTTTGTTGTGCAGGTTTGAAAGGTGCTGTGACCTCAAAACGTTCGCACCTTTGTATTATTGATGACGCTATCAAGAGTGCAGACGATATTAAGAACAAAGATATTCGTGCAGCCATGGAAGATAACTGGAACTCAGTTATTGTTCCGACCATGTTTGAAGGTGCTCGGGCTATCTGTCTTGGCACCCGATTCCGCCATGACGACATTCACAACACAACCTTTACGCCAGCCAATGATTGGGTGCAGATTGTTCAATCTGCCATTACAGTTGATGAGAATGGTGACGATAAATCCTACTGGCCTGAGATGTGGTCACTGGAATACTTGCAAGATCGTAAGCGCCAGGCTCCCATCAGTTTTAGTTTCCAGTATCAAAACCAGATTATCCAAACCAGTGAGCTGTCGGTTTCTCCTGAGCTGCTAATCAAGAGCAAGATCCCAACTGAGTTCGACACGTTGGGCGTTGGTGTTGACCTATCAGCTGGTGTCCGTGAACGTAATGACTATAGTGTGTTTGTACTAGGGGGTAGGGTTGGGGACAAGATCTACATCATTGATACCAAGCGCCTCCGGTTGATGGGCAACCTGGAGAAGCTAGAAGCCATGATGGAAATGATGTATGAATGGGGAATTGTTTATAAAGATGGTGACAAATATTTCCCCACTGGATCCAACGTGGATATTTGGTCAGAAGCGGTGGCCTACCAAGCATCTCTGGAGGCGGACTTCAAGCGCATCTGTTTAGGTGAGCACGGTCTCTACAACATGATCTGGCATCCAGTCAAAGGATTCCGTGGCGACAAACTGGCACGCTTCCGGGGCATCATGGGTCTGTTTGAGCAGCGCAAGATCTTCTTCAACAAGTATCGCAAGTTCCAAGCGCTCCATGATGAGATCATTAACTTTGGCGTTAGCTCTCACGACGATTGTGTGGATGCCATGGTCTGGCTCTGCAATGGCCTGATGACACGGGGCAAGTTGGAGTTGGAATATTAAGGTTAGAGTATTGTCGGAATTAGACTGATACTACGTCCAAATGAGCACCGGTTACTTTGTTGTTGAACTTGAGCAAGATGCTTACGGTTCAGCTATCATTCCTTTACCTGATGAGCTGTGTCACGACATGGCGCTCCAACCAGGAACTGAGTTTGATATTGAGGTAGAGGATGACGTAATTACCTTACGGCGCCTGCAAACTGGTTACGAGATCGAAGACAACTAATTAATTTTTTCCCACTATGAGCACCCAGAGCCAATCCGTTTTAGAAGGAATGCTCAAAGCTGTTGTGAACCGTGAGTCCACGGGCACGGCAGACACGATGCTCATCAATGCCCACCTCTCCCAAATGAAAATGTTTGGGATTCGGCAGGGCGTCGAGTTTTATCCCAATCAAGATAACTTTGGAACGCAACGTTTTGATTTTATCCAACAAGTTATCAAGTTCAATCGTTTAGATGCACGCTTAGATTCTATTTGGGATCGGTTTTTATCTTACGGTAAAGGACTGTTTTACATCAGGCCAACAAAGAAAACCTATCGTTTGTATTGGTTTGATAAAGATGCTTACCGTACTTATTACTCTCCAGATGGTGATCTAGAAGAAGTCATCATCATCTATGCATATAAGGTTAAATCCAGTCGTGGATTTGGTGGCGTAGGCCTGGTTACTGATAAGCGTTATGTGCGGCTCCGTATCACGCCAAGTGAGATTCACGAACTCCACAGTGAACAAGAACTGTCGTTTGATTCCCTGGAGACGACACTTAATTTCAACGATAACAAAGTACTTGAGAACACGCTGGGCTTTATTCCATGCGTAGAAGTTCTCAATAACCCTGACGCTTTTGGTACTGATGGCAGCGGTGAGTTTGAATGGTTAGCTAACCAGATCATTGCTCACGATGAGATGGTCAAGAACATCAGGGCAAACCTGTCGTTCTTTGGTAACCCCACACTGCTGTCCTCCCGTCCAAAGCACGACATTGTTGAGTCGTCACAGGAAGGTGCAGTACAACGCCCCAGCATTGCAAGCCAATCTGGTTTCCAATCTGAGTTCTCCCTCTCTAGCTCCACCTTTAAACAGGATCCAACAGAGCGCAAGCAAGCTGGCTACATCGGACTTCCTGGTGGCGGCCTACGTGTGCCACGGGTGATTGCCAACCTGGAGCCGACTGATCGCGTTGGTTTCATTACACCTAACGCCATCAGTACAGACCAGTCCCGCTATGTGGATCAGTTGCGTTCTGAGATTCGCCTGGCGCTTGGTGGTATTGATGACCTGTCGATTACTAACGTCACCGCAACTGAAATCAAATCAGCTTACGGACGTGTTAGCGCCACAGCAAAGAAAAAGTGTCTGCAGCTCTATACCTATGGCATCTGCCGTTGCTTTGAGTTGATGATCTATCAGGAAGAACAGCTCTTCCGTAAATCATTAGCAGTTGCATCTGGGTTAACATATCCGATATTGCCTGAGAATGCAGATGAAGCAGCATTAGAGAAACATCAAAAAGCAAAAGAAAAGTATGAGAAGGGTTTAGAGAAAGCTCTCGATAAAGCTTTTGAAACCAAAGAAATTCCTAATGGTGTCATTGGTCTTGCCCCTGACGGCGACCGCACAGTGCTTTGGCGCTGGATGGGTCCTGTTTATGAAGACACGCCACAGGACAAAGTTAATCAATCTATCTTTACCCGTAACTTACAAGAATTGGGTGTTGATAGTATTGAGGCACTTAAGTACTTGTTCCCGTCCAAGACGGATGACGAGGTAGCAGAAATGCTCTCTGGTTATCCCTTCCGGATGGTTGGCCAAGTGCAACGAGCGTATGCATCGTTCCTTGATCTCATTAATCAAGAGATGCGCACTCCTCACCCCCAGCGCCCAGATCTCCCTCTGGCAGCTGATCCGCGTCTTGATCTGACGCCATTCCTTTACAGAACACTCGAAAGTCTCCAGAAAGAGGTAACTTATGCAGGCCGATACCGCAGCGCCGATCCAATCGGTACCCCAACAGTATTCGACCCCGCCGAGCAGCTACGCGGCGCCGGTAGCACAACAGACGGCAGCGCAGGCTCCGGTGGCAACAACCAGCCAGTGGGTGGCACCTTACCAGCCGGCCCAAGCACCAGCGCCCCAGATGCAGGCGCAGATCTCGGCGGCACCTTACGCCCCTATCCAGTCGTACCAGCCGTCCCAACCTACAGCGGAGAACCCGTACAAGGAAGCGTTCAACCGGGTGGTGTCACTCCTGAGTTCACCAGTTCAATTCCCGTTCCAGGGTCAACAGTCCGCACCGACACAAGGAATCGACCCGGCCAGCTTCAGTTCCCAACAGAGCGTGGGGTACAGCAACAATTCGGCAGCCCCGATCTATCCGTCCAGCCAGGGTTACTCGCCCAACTCTTCCCAAACATCGCAGGAAATAACAACGCAGCAGCTCCTCGCAAACGGGGTAAGTCCTCAAAGTCTTGAGGTTATTGATCACTTCGGTGCCGATGCTCCTGCTGTTCTCAATGAATATGCCTGCACCGTTGAAGATGCTTTGATTGCTCGTTATGAGCAACTGACAGAAGCTGTTCAACTGCTGGAAGAACTGGCCCAGGAACATCAAGCTTACGAACGGATCTTGACTGATCCTGATGTACTGGCTGATTACACCTGTGAGTTCTTCGGTGAGAACGGTCCCTACCCCGTTAAAGATGAGCAACCTGCTTATGGTTATCAAGAGCAGCAAGCTTATCCTGAGCAGGAGTACTACAACCCCTCTCTGGAGCGGGCCAATATGCCAGTTCCTCCCAGTCCTCAGCTAGACATGGATTCGCAAAACTTCTGGGATAACTTTGGCAACGTGGCTGAACGTGACCCTGCAAATGCTTGGCGTTATCTGTCGCAGGCTCAGCGCAATCCCGGTGTGTTCCGCCAGAAACTCCTGGTGATGGACTGATCTTTAAAAACAATTGAGTTTAGAATAAGGGGTAGTGATTACTGCCCCTTTTTTATTTTAAAGATATGGCAATGCTTCCAGAATCTGCACGTACTGCAGCTGCTTATTTAGGAGGCGGCATTGCACGTGGCATTGAACAAAAGGGTGCACAAGTTGCACAAGCAGGAATGAAAGCAGCAGAATCTGCAAGCAGTGGTGTTGGTCAGAAAGTAGGACAATTCTTGCAGACCATGGGTAGCCAGGCTCAACAATTTGGTAGTTCTGTTGGAATGAAAGGTGCTATCAAAAAACGTGATGTCGGTCTTGCCGCTGCTGGCGCTGCAATGACTGGTGCCTTTGTTGGTGGCATGGGTGCTAATGCTGGCATGAATGCCTTGATGGGGTATCACATCACTGATCCCCGTAACCGCGTTCCACCCGAAGCAGGACGCATGGGCGGTAACGTAATGCCTTCTGATTTACAAACAAGCTATATCGCTTTAAACCAACCCGGTTCTCCACTGGGTATGCAACAGATGCGCATGTCCTATGACATGAAGACTGCGCAAGAGCGTCAGCGTTTACTGCGTGCTGCAATGGGGCCAGAGGCCATGTACAACAACGGACCTGAGGCTGAATCCTGATGTCTAAAGCTGATAAAGCAAAGCAACAATTAAAAGCTTATACAGAGCAATTGATCCCAGAGATCCGCTCTGAAATGGCAACACTGCAACCAATGGACTACAACCCGTATGAACGGATTGGTCCTCTGCCTCCTAATAGCTACAACTATTGGAACCGTTCTGCCGGTTACCAAGATGTTGAACCATACTTTGATCCCGAGTGAATCAAGCTGCTAAAACAGCATTGCAAAGTGGCGTTGCACTAGCTGGCATGGCTGGTGCACGTGCTTTACAACGTGGTGCCATTAAACAATATCAACAACGTGGAATGCAGGAGACTGGATCTGCTTTTGAGCAGCCAGCCCTTAATCAAATTGTTGGTCAATATACTCAACAAACAGGATTAAATCCAACCATTACTGCAAACGTTCAGCCATCTGGCGCCAGCTATTCAAAGCTAGGTGAGAATGCAATTTCTTTGAACGTTGATAAAGCAAGTAAGTTTACCCTTGGCCATGAGCTTGGCCACCAGTCCATTGAAGCAGGTGGTGGCCCACTCCAATGGATCCAACGTCATACCTATGGTGGCGTCAATCCTAATGTGATAGGGTTAGCCACGATTGGTGTTAGTGCTGCTATTCCTTCTGCGCGTCGTGCTGCATCCCTTGCTTTAGGGATGAACTATCTCAATAACAGTGGTCGCATTCTTTCTGAGATTGAGGCCAGCCGTCGTGGCACGCAACTTGTTAACCAGGCTGGTTATCCCGTATCCCCTGCCCCTGGCGCATTCCAAGCTGCAGGTTATGTAATCGCTCCAGCGGCTGCAGCATTAGGCGGCCTTGGTGCAGGTAGGTTTTTGCGTTCCTTTGTCCAGCAAATTGGGCAAAATTAATAAAGGCAATAAGTAAGTATTGCTATAATTTTATTAATGGGGCGGAAGTTCCCAGATTTACCGTGGCTCTTTGCCACAAGTCAGGGATCTTTCTGGATCTCCGGTGTCAGCTAAAACTACGCTGAATAACCAACATGTTTATTGATAACGACTTTCCCAAGCTGTTGGGCGCGGAGCTGTACCGTCCCCACCCAGCTTATATCGTGGAAATGGCTTGCGAGCCTGTGGTTGTCCACGATTTCACCAAACAGCCCGGCCAAACGGTTCAGTTAGACCGGTACCGCTTCTGGGGTAACCCTGGTACCAAGACCAACCGTGAGCGTACCCAGGATCAAACCATCGGTACTGCTAACAGCCGGTCCATCGTTAAGGACAAGGTGCTGGTGTCTCTGCGTGAGTACACCGGTCCTGCAGATCCGAACAACGCCAACCTCCCGAGCACCTTCAAGATTGCTCGTGAGACTCTGATGACCGCTCAGCGTCTGCTGCTGGACACCGGGAACCTCAACATGTTCCACCAGTCCATCGGTTCGCTGACCCTGCTGGATGACTACCGCCGCTGGCGCGACCGTGTGTTCCTGGACGAACTGTTCAAGTCCGAGTCCCGTGGTCAGTCCTCCGACACCCAGGGTGGTTACTACTATCCCAACAACAAAGCAAAGACCGGCGCTACCACGCTGACTGCTTATACCGCTACTGAGTATGCCTCTGAGCGTTATAAGTTCAACGTGAAGACCGACCTGCTTGAGGTGGTGAAGAGCCTCCGCAAGCGTAACGTCCCCGTGTTTGCTGACGGTTACTACCGTTGTATTGCTGATCCCTCTTTCATGAAGGATCTGCGTGCTGATCAGGGCTTCCGTGAAGTGGCTCGTTACCCCGGCTTTGCCGCTGGTAACCCGCTGATGAGCGGCATGAACCCTAACGCTGCCATCTATGGCGGTGGTCAGTACGGCCAAGCTCAATTCGTTGGTGGTGAGCCCACCATGCCTTCTGGCTTCGTGTTTGAAGGTGTGCGTTTCTTCGAGTCCACCAACTTCCCCTCCAAGACCATCACCGTTGACATTGGCGACGGCGCTGGTGCTGTTTCTCACGACACTCCTCCTGCACTGTTCTTCGGTCCTCAAGCCGTGGGTGTGGGCATTGGTGGTCCTAACGCTCAGGTGCTCATCAATAACAATGATGACTTCAGCCGCTTTATCATCCTGATTTGGCAGCTGTACGCTGGCTTCGCCAACCTGAACAAGGACTTTGTGACCACTGCGTTCACCATCGTTTGAGGAAGGAGGTAATTAACAATGGCTACTTACAAGTCCAACGCTGGTGCTATTCTCCAGCCCGGTAACCAAATCAACCGCCTCTCCTCCTACAACACCGAAGGTGTGTATGGCTGGCCTGGTGTTGAAGCTTTTGAGCTGATTGGCTACGTCAAAATCGACAACCTCGCTGCTGACAAAGCTAGCTACAAGAGCTTTGATATTACTGTTCCTTCTCCTGATCGTCGTCCTGATGATCGGGTCCGCGATAACCGCACTTCCCTGGTAGTGTCTGCCTCCTCGGCACGTCCTGCTTATATCTACGGTGCTTCTATCGCCATTGCTCAGGACATCCCTGCTGGCGGCTTGGCTGGTTTCCCTGCCTCGCCTGTTACCGCTGATATCGGTGGTACCAGCACTGAGGGTCTGCTGCTCGGTCCTAACAACGCTGGCGCTCCGTTCGGTGTGCCTGCAACTCAAGCAAATGGTCTGGCTGCTGCTAGCTCCATTGTGTCTGCTACCAGCTCCCTGTTTGCTCAGGGTCTGAGCGACACCACCATTGCTGACCTGCCTTTCACCACTAGCGTGACCACTGGCGGCATCGTGGCAGGTGACTTTGCCAACTCGATGTTCTACCGCGTCACCTCGGACACCACCTTCAAGGTGTTCAACGTGAACGGTGTGACCTCCACCACCGTGGATGGTGACGGTGTGTTCATCAGCTCGACCGATAAGGATGCTGGCAAAGCTGGCTACATTATCTGCCGCGTGAACTACCTGCGTCCGGCTGCTGCTGTGGCTTGGGAAGATATCAATGAGTTCATTGATTTTGCTTCTCAGGTGGGTGGCACCGATAGCTGATCTGTATTGATTAGCTGAGTTGAGGTTGGTATTGTATTGGTAGTTGTCATTTCTCTTGAATGCTCTACCAATACAAACCAACTGGCCAACTCGTTGAAATGATTTCTCACCACGGTGATGGGATCATGATGTGTATTGATGCACAAGATGAAGTCTTGTACATTGAACGCGATGATCTGGTTCCCCACATTGGTGCTACCAATGAGAAGGATCGGACGGAAGAACGCCTCACTGAGCAGCTAAAAGAAGAAGGCGTTAATCCTCCTATTCCTACCAATAAAGAAACTTTCCCACTGGATACTCGCATTAACCTCAATACTGCGAGTGCCAGGCAGATTGCAGACCATTTACCTGGAGTAGGATTGAAAACAGCACGGGATATTAAGGATTTACAAACCTCAATGCCCGGCGAAAAGTTTGTCCGTTTAGATCAACTTAAAGCTATCAAGCGTGTTGATTGGGACGAAATTATCAAAGAAAATCTTATTCGAGTTGAATAATGCAACTTGATAACTTCCTCAAGTCAAAGATTCGCTGGCACCTAGGATATAACACCACATCTATTCCTGCTGGTGATCTTGCTAGGCTTGAGGAAGCTTTGAACAATGTACCGGATTCTTTCTGGTACGCGAAATTGGTCGAACAAGTCGGTCGGTGCGATGAGGCGGAGAAACGCACCGACATGACAGGTAGTGTGAATAATAATTCAGTTCCTCGTAACCGGTTAGAAAACATCGCTGGTGATGTTGACCGTACTATCACAACGACTGATTTCAAAGAAACACTTAAAACCTGGACGGAGATTTATCTGTATGAAACGGATCGCTTAGCTCTGCACTTATACGTGGCTAACTATAGGAATCCTATGCAAGCCCGTTATCGCTTCGAGCGGGAAGGCGCTGAATTTATCCAAGCTCTACCCGGACCAGCAGACGTGGCCATCGGTACCCGCTTCTACTTCGAGTACAACTACCGGTAAGCCCATGTCGGATCTGCACCAACGCTACGAAGAACTGCTTCAACGTCCTCAGGTACGTGCTCTGCTCAATACCATTCGCTATGCAGAGGGCACGCCAGGGGAAGCTGGCTATCAAACCATGTTTGGTGGTAGCAAATTCGACACCTCCAAAGGATGGCAACATCCTAATAAAGCTATTTCAAGTGGTGGTTACACCAGTACTGCTGCTGGCGCCTATCAGTTTCTGCAACCTACCTGGCAGGGCACAGCAAAAGCACTTGGTTTAACTCAGTTTGATCCCAAATCCCAAGACCTTGCTGCTCTTTATTTGATTGATAAAAAGCGAGGCGCATTAGACCCCTTCCTAAAAGGAGAAAAATTTGGAACTGTTCTTAACAAGCTTGCTCCAGAGTGGGCTGCATTGCCAACATCTAGTGGAGGAAGTTACTACGGGCAACCTTCTAAAAAACTCGGTGACCTGTATCAATACTACGAGCAACAAAAACAAAAAGCTGGAACAGGAAGTATTGCTAGCGAGCAACCTCAACAGCAGCAAATGCAACAGGCAGGAATGCCAAACATTAACATCATTATTGCCGATGGAGCTAAGACCACACAAACAGCAGCTAGTGATCCTTTAAGTTTCCTATTAGAATATCAAAAGAATAGGCGCTCATCTATCCCATCTCCAATGGAGTTGGCGCAACAGATGGTAACAACAGAGCCTACTAATTACTTTAAATAGTTATGGCAGGCATCATCCATACTGGCTATGTTGCAAAACCTGGAGAGGATATCTTTCCAACAACCGGACCTCACCTTGATGTTCGTGTTAAAAAAGGTGGGCAGTATATTGACCCCAGCACATGGCGCAGTGGCCTGCAAAACTTGGTTGTAGGGGAGGCAAAAACTCCCCTTTACCAGCAAACACAAGACGGATTTAAACCGTCCTTCCCTATCACCTCGGGCTTTGGCCCACGGTCTGCACCCACTGCTGGTGCCTCAACATTTCACAAGGGAATTGACTTTGGTGTTCCCGGTGGCACCCCGCTCTATTGGAAAGGAGCAGGTGCTTTTAAACCTGGCAAAGGTTTAGGAACTATTCAAACACCAGAGGGTTATGAGATTGAATTGCTCCATACCAAAGGTGGGCAGGAAGCCTCTTTAGGTAATCAGCAATCTCCACAGGTACAGCCAGGGCAGCAACCTGCTGGTGGTGATCTGCCTCAGTCCATTAACATCGTTATTCAAACTGGTAAGAAAGAAGAAGAACAACAAACACCTGAGCAGTATCTGAAGAACTACATTGCAAAGATGTCTGAGAAAAAGACTTCTCCTTTCTCTGTAAACAGTTTGGTTAAGATGATGCAGAGCCAACCTGTTACCAATTACTTTGCATGAGATTCGCAAACGTTCCCGGTTACAGCTCTGCTTATCCTGTTAATTACAGTAATATGTATCAGGATTACAGCATGACCACAGCTGGTTTTGCTGATCCGTTTCAACCCCAAATGAAAGAACAACACAGCCCTTGTTCTTATGTTGTAGGTTACAACGGTAGCAATGATCCACGCTATCAGCTAAACAATCCTGCTTACATGCGTGAGGTAGATCGTTCTGCAACGGATGCAGTGCCTCCTGTTATTCTTAATAAAAGACCAATTCAAAATCAGTTCTGATGGCATATACCAAACCAGAAATGCGTGAACGCATTAAAGATCGCATCATGGCTGGCTCCAAAGGTGGTAAGCCAGGTCAGTGGAGTGCCCGTAAAGCTCAACTCCTGGCGCAAGAATACAAGAAGAAAGGTGGTGGTTACAAAGGAGAAAAAACAGAAGGACAAAAATCCTTGAAGCGTTGGGGTGAGCAGAAGTGGATGACCAAATCTGAGTACGAGAAGAACAAAGGATAATGCAAGAGTTCAAAGCAAAAGCTCTGCTTGGTAAAACTGCTACTGCTGTAGGGCAGTCATGTCCTCGTGCTACAACTGATATTAAAGAAAATATCAAAAACCGCAATTGGACCATTGATAACTTTGCTTATGGTCCTTTAAATCCCGATGAACCTGACCCTGGGTTCTGGGAGAAGAAAGCAGACATGTGGCACAGTGATGTTGACACTGTGATGTCTGCCCGTTGCGGTAACTGTGCAGCATTTGATCAATCCGGTTTGGTGTTGGATTGCATCATTGAAGGCATCAATGAGAATGGTGTTGCAGATCCTTATGACGTTTTAGATCATTCCAACTTAGGTTATTGCCAGCTTTTTAAGTTCAAGTGTGCTGCAGCACGGACCTGTGATGCGTGGCTCTACGGAGGACCAATTAACGATGGCTGATAAAGCAATTGAGCCGGGTAAGAAAAGCACAGAGCGTTACTTACCCAAAGCAGCATGGGCACGTCTGTCTCCAGAAGAGCGCAAGCAAACGGATGAAAAGAAACAGCGGGAGTCCCGCAGCGGTAAACAATTTGTAGAAAACACACCTGCTGCAAAAAAAGCACGGCGTGCTGTTGAACTTGCTACCAAACATAAAGGACAATGATTGATCCACTCCAGGGACGTGATGTAACGCCAAGGGGACGCGGCCTTGGTGCACGAGCAGGTGACTATGAGCCAGGGCTAAGGCCTCTACCTGGTGACGGTGCTCCAGGAACTCGCCCCCTCCCTGGTGATTATCGGATGGCAGGGAGCAAGATTAAAGGGATGCAGCAACTTGATCCAATGATCTTTAAGAAGCTGTTTGCCTGAACCTGCGCTACAATAGCTTTAGCAAATAACGTTAACCAGAAGGAATGGCTAGTTCTTCTACCAATAAACAGCCGGCAATGATTGACCGGCCATTTCTCAACAGCACTCTATTAACTGTTGCTTCTGGCCAATTGTTTTCCACAAGCTTGATCCCAACAGCTGTGGGTAACGCAACCAACGTTCTTGATGTTGATAGCTCCTTAACAGATACTTCGATTAGCGGCGCCTACGTTGATGAGATCTGGCTGCGTTATACCAAAGAACGTAATGTGTTCTTGGATGCAGCATCTCCTGCAGCTGGTACCTACGATCAAACCGGTACCACCTCTGTGGTTGTTACCCTGGCAAACCACAACTTAAAAGTTGGTCAATCCGTTTATTTGGATTACACCAGTGGTACAGCTGTTGATGAAACTGCTGTTGTCACTGCTGTTACTTCCACAAACTTCACTGTTACCAGCGCTGGCACATTAACAACGTCTGGTAACGTCAATGTTTATCAACCCATTGACATTTGTTTTTATGTGGTTGGTACTTCTTCTATTACCAACACCAACCAGTTCTTCCCTATCTTTACTGTCAGCGTTCCTGCTGTTGCTGCTAGCCAAACTTATAGCTTAACGCTCAATGAAGTGCTGCCTCTGATCAACCACCCTGTGCCCCATGCTGGTGCCAACTTCGGTTCTGCAAACAACGAAGTGTCGCCCAAGATGCGCGGTCTGGTAATGGAGCGTGGGCAAGCCCTCTATGCAGCTGTTAGCGGTACTACAGCACTGACCAACGGTTTCTATGTTTGTGTGCAAGGCGGCTTCTATTGATCGTGAAGGATATTGAATCCTGGTCAAAAGAACAAAATCGTTTGAATTGGTCACTTGCTGTGCAAATGGCCAATCACTGGCGACGCATGATGGGTATAAAAGAAGTAGATTATCCTTATCCAGGAGATCCCCGCGAAGGGTTATCTTTAAATGCCTAGGCGTAAAGATAGTTTTGGTGGAAGATTCGATAGTAGTTTCAAAAACTTCTCCGACAAGATCAATAAAAAACCAACTAAATATCAATTAGGAATAGATACTAATCCGTTTGATTTTGAACCGGCTGATCGTAATCAGGTCAGTCGAATTCGTTTCTACAATCATGACTCCATGTGGAACCGCTGGAGGCGTGGTTATGAGCTGTACACGCTAACCCAAACTTATTTGGGAAGCGGAGCAACAGGCCGCAATACCCGTGGTGACTTCAGGATGTACTGCGCATTTCAGCAGTTCCCTGGAGTATTTATTCCTGCTCGAATGTTTACTTTTCCAAGTACACATAGCGAGATTGGAGAGCAAATGGTTGGTGTGCGTGATGCCAACTCATTTAATTTTTATAACTTTGGTTTACCTATTCTTGCTGTGCGCTACATGCAAGCAGCAAAGAATGGAACTTATTTACAAAGTGGGACGACCTTAACAATTACGAGCGTTGAGCATGGGTATAAAGTTGGTGATTCTATCTATCTGGATTTCAGCAGTGGCGCAGCACTTGATGCCACGTTAACCATTACTAGCACCACAACCAATACCTTTACTTGTACAGCAGCAAGCTCAATTAGTACCAGTGGCAATGTAACGCTCTTTAAGGTCACCACGTTTACAGATCCAAACTGGGTTCAGCAACGGGTGCGTCTACGCTCTATCCTAACACCAGTGACCTTCTTTGCCGGTGAGCGCCTGGTAGACAGGGTTATTGAGCGTGACCCTGGCATCTTTTCCACCTACTCACGAGCAGGATCTACAGTCACCGTAACCTGCACTGCTGCCCATGGACTTGCCAGCGGAAATGAAGTGTTTGTGGCTGTAACCAGCGGTGCAGTAACCTCTGGTTTGTACACAGTAACTGTTTTAAATAGTACTCAGTTCACCATTACAACTTTAAGCAGCGGCGTTACATCTGGTGGATTGGTTGTTAATCGCAGAATCCGTGGATATAACTATGATGATTATGTCGGCTATACCGTTACTGGTGTTGATTTATCAACCAATGAAGTGTTGTTCCAACGTGATGATAGTTATGGAACGCGTTTATTTGATCCAGTTACTAATCTTCCATCTAACACCAGTCAAGGCGTGCCAAAGACAGTTGTTCCTGCTCATCGAGGATTTACTGTAGGCCGGTTTCTAACAACAGAGATACGTTATCAATGCACTTGCCAAGACTATTTAAAGCGGGAAACATTTGATTTTTATAAAGAGCAGGAGCGTCGCAAGTTTCCTAATACACTTGCAGGGTCGGTTCGACCTGGTTACCGATTAGATCGTGATGGCAATCTGATTGAAACCAGAGATGATGTTGGTGTTTATTCAGATTTTGGCTATGTTGTAATCAATAATTTTTATCAGCTTCCCACATATGAAGATAGTGCTGAGCAGTCTAGACCTTTACTGGCGTACTATCAACTGCGGTGGTGTAAACATATTTATGCTGCCATGTGGTCCATTGTTCATGATGAAGGGAATGATCCCTTAAACCTGAGCGGACGCTACACACAATCAGGTCCTAACATCACGATTACAACGGATGAGCCTCACGGTTTAGGCTTAAATACCCGCGTTAATGTTGAGTTTACAAGCGGAAATGCTCTTACTGGTGAGTATATTGTTAGTCAGATTATTGATGCTAATAACTTTGTTATTATCTATCCCTTTAGTCAAACAACGGGTGGTTATTGCAAAGTAACCAACTTAAAACCACACGAATATATTGGCACTTGGTTGCTTGAACCCAATGACCCGCCAGCTGGTGAGTCCATTGAAATCTTCCTCAAGCGTCTAGAGAAAGAGAATGAACGGCTTCGGGTATCGGCTGAACGCTTGCAAATGATGGGCTACGGGATGCCCTGGACTGGCGCTAAATCCATCAGTGGGGACCGCAACCAGCCAACACAGGTAGGTAACTATGACCCCAACCTGGTGACTCAGCTGGTGACAGATAACATCCGCCGCAATGCTCAATACGATCCCAATGATCCCAATAGTGATCGCTTTAGCTTTACAGGCACTCCGTTAAACGTTACCAACACAATGTTGACGGTCATGCAGAAGATGCTCAACATTGATATGGACCTGATCAAGACTGCCAAATTTGGTATGCTTGATCAACCATTAACAGACTACAGCTCTGACTTCCGCTTTGGTGAGATTGATTGCGGTACCTACTTAAATGGAACTCCACTTGATTACAATCCTGCTACAGGAACAAGAACACCAGATGTTCTAGACTGCGGTACATATGTCAACGGTGTACCGACAACACCGCCCTTTACACAGATTGATTGTGGCGTTTATCTGAATAACTAAACATGGCAGTTCAAATCCTACGTTTACGTTCTAGTCTTCTTTATGACAGGGTGTTTCCCAGTCGTTTAGGTGATGCAGAACTTGCGCTCAATTACAACGCTACTGAGCCTGGCCTGTACTTCCGTGATAACGCGGGAACACCCAACCTCATTAAGGTTGGCCCCATCCATGTTGGCAACACTGCTCCTAACGCTGTACCTACTGGTTACACTTCTCTTTCAAAAGGGGAAAGCTGGTTAGATACAGCAAGCACGCAGATCTTTAAGGTGTATGACGGCAGCACCTGGCGGTTGCCTAAAGCTGTAGTGTCCACGTCAGCTAGCGGTTTCCCAAGCAGCCCCGTTGATGGTCAGCTTCACTACGACAAGTCTGCTCCAGGTCTCTATATCTATAACAGCACCAGTGCTAGTTGGGTTGCTGTTTAAATCTTGTGGTTCATCATATGGTCCCAGATGCGATCAAGTTTCTGATGAACAGCTTGCATCTCTCTGAGAAAATCTTGCTTAAGAACGTAATCACGAATGATCGTGTTCTCTAGGCGGTCATAGTTATTTTCAATCTTTTCAAACCTGGCATTAATCCGTTCGTTAAAGGTTGAAAGCGATTTTGACAACCCAGTAAATGCCGCAAGCCCTGCGGTAATGGCTGCAATGATTACCTCAGGTGTCATCTACAGAATTTTTTCCTCTACTTATTCTAAAGGGTTTAACGAATTAGAATAACATTTAAGGCAGGGCTAATTTGTGGCTACCGGATACGAACCTAATATTGAAGGTGCTCTGGCGGTCCTTGTTGACCTGATGATTGGAGAAGGTGTAACAATGGCACGAGAACCTTATGCACCAAACTACCGTGGTCTTGTCGATGCTCTCATTGATTTAAAAGAAGGTTTTCCTACCAGGCGTGCAGGTAGCCTGGAGATTGATCTGATTGCAGGAGAAACATTAGTACAAGGTCAAGCTGTTTATGTTAGCTCTGCAGACGGAAAAGTTTATAAAGCAATTGCTAGTGGCACGGTAGATCAAGCAACTGTCCTTGGATTTGCAAAAGAAAATAAAGGCACTGGCCTAACAATTACTATTCAAGTTGGTGGAGTTTTGTCAGTTTCTGGCTTGAATGAAGGTGAAATTTATTTCTTATCTGCTGCCAGTGCAGGATCCATTACCTTGACGCCGCCTTCTACAGCAGGTCAATTTGTTACGCGGGTTGGAGAGGCAGGAAGCACTGCCCAACTCTGCATTAAACCCGAAGTTCCTATCCTTCTGAGCTAATAAGATGGCAACACGTAAAGCCCTAGCATTAGTCAACGGTTATTTTCAGGAGGTCAATACTCCTACAGATAAGCTTGATCTTGCTGGTAATACTACAACTGATCTAGCAGAAGGTACTAATCTTTACTACACAGATACTCGTGCACGCGGGTCTATCTCGTTATCAACGACAAATCCAGCTCCTAATACTGGACTTGGAAGCTTAACTTATAACTCCAGTACTGGCGCCTTTACCTTTACTCAGGTTACCGACTCTGTTGTTCGTGGGTTGTTTAGCGCATCAACAGCAACGGGTATTACTTATAACAGCAGCACTGGCCAATATTCTTTAGCAAATATTCCAAATGCCTCGTTAACCAATAGTGTTATTAACATTATTGATGCGTTTGGTATTACAACAGCTGTTGCTCTTGGTAACTCTCCTGCTTATGACGTTGGCCCTGCTGCCACCATCATTGAGCTAGTTCGTAATGAAACTGGCTCTGCCATTCCTCGTGGTACTCCAGTTTACATTGCAGGTTATGCCTCCGGCCGTCCGCTTGTAGCCCCTGCTGACGCCAGTAATCCTGCCAAGATGCCAGCCATTGGCCTGGCCTATGAGCAGATTCCTAGTGGCAATAACGGCAGTGTTGTTGCTATTGGTATTGCAAAACAAATTGATACCAGTACTTACACTGTTGGCCAGACAATTTATGTCGGCACAACACCAGGTACGTTTACAACAACGCCTCCAACTGGAGAGGGAAACTTAATTCAAAACATCGGTAAGGTTACTGATGTTGGTGTTAATGGTCGTGTTCTTGTTCTTGGTCCGGGTCGTACTAACGCTACTCCCAACCTCAATAGTGGACGTATCTTTTTAGGTAATGTCAGTAATCAAGCTGTTGCAACAACTTTAGATACCAGCGTTGTTCCTGAGAACACCAATCTTTATTACACCAATACCCGCTCCCGCCTGGCAATTAGCGTTACAGACAGCGGTGGTGATGGTTCTCTTAGCTATAACAACACCACTGGCGTTATTACATACACAGGTCCATCTGCTAGCGAAGCACGCGCTCACTTCAGTGTTGCTGTTGGTTCCGGTTTAACCTACAACAGCAGCACAGGTGAGTTTGGCACCAGCGCCATTCCCAACAGCCAACTGCAGAACTCCAGCTTTACGCTTGGTTCAACATCTGTTGCATTAGGCAGTACAACCACAACAGTTGCGGGTTTACTTTCGTTAACTTCAGATGCTATTTATGTTAAGGCTGTTGGTACAGCTAACAGCATTGTTCTGGATTCTTCTGGCATCACCTTTGAAGGTTCTGGTGTTGATGCCTTTGAAACGGTATTAGCTCCAGCAAATCCAACGGCTGATCGCACATTTACGCTGCCTGATGAAACAGGTACTGCCGCTACTCAGGACTTTGCTACTGCAATTGCAATTGCATTAGGATAAAACTATGTCAACACAAGTACAGTTCAGAAGAGGCACAACAGCTGAAACAGCTGGCTTTATTGGTGCCTTAGGTGAAGTTACCGTTGATACATCACAGAACATTTGTGTTGTTCATGATGGTGTAAGTGCTGGTGGCTTTCCTCTCCTCCGGGAGGATGGCACCAACATGCGCCTCTCACCAGGCAGCCTGTCAAGCTGTGCCTTGAAGTTTGCAAATGATCCCAATACAGGCTTACTGAGCAGTGGTCCTGACCAAATCTCTATCGTAACGGGTGGTGTTGCCCGCGTTACAATAGATTCATCAGGTACCGCACTGTTTAGCGGGAACGTTTCGATTGCCGGTAGCTTGACAGTTAGCGGTTCGTTCACAAACGTTGACAACATTCCTCTTATTGTTGCCTTAGGTTGACATGGCAAATACGTTTAAAAACGACACCAAATCCAGTCTGGTTACTGCTGTCATTACAGATCCGACTGCTGTTGTCGTTACGTCAGGTGGCACTGCAACACTGATCATCCTCAGTGTTCTAGTTTCCAATAAGACTGGAAGCAGTGCCAATGTTGATGTTTATTTAAACCGAAACAGTGGTGACGATGTTTACTTAATTCGGAACGCACCAGTGCCTGCGGGTTCCTCCTTAGAATTGGTCAACGGTAATAAAGTTATTTTGCAGTCAGGCGATAAATTACAGGCGCGTTCTGATACAGCATCAGCTCTTGATGTTGTTGTTAGCTACCTTGAGCAAACGCCATAACAATGGGCCTAACAACTAATTACGGCATTGCAGTTTTAGAACAACGTTTACAAGAAATAGAAGCTGAATTAAAGATCATCTATTTCCAATTAGGTAAACTGCAAGCTGATGATGCAGCTGTAGCAGCTGAACCAGCCACTTGGGAGGAAGTCCGAATTAAACGGGATGTTCTGCTGGAGCAAACCGATTGGACCATGACAACAGGATGCACGGTTGATCAACGAGAGTGGTCACGATATCGGCAAATCCTACGTGATCTTCCTCAAACCTATAAAGGATATGAGCCACAACAGATCAAGTGGCCTGAAGCACCTTCTACTGCTGGTCCTAATACAACTCCAGTAGAATAACAATTATTGACTAAAGAAAAACTGTGGCGTATCTTGGTAACGACCTGCAGGTAGCATATCCTACCTATCGGAATATTGACGATATTAGTGGATCGTTTAACAGTAGTACTACCAGTTTTCCTTTACGTGTTAACGGGGCTGCTCCAGTTCCACCTCCGTTAAACTCCCAACAATGTTTAATTTCTGTTGGTGGTGTTGTACAGCGTCCTGATGATAGCGGTACAGAAGGGTTCCGTTTAAGTGGTGGCAATATTATTTTTGCATCGGCTCCAAGTACGGGTGCTGATTTCTTCGGTGTTATCCTTGCTGGTTCTGATTATGTTAACGTAGGAGCAAATTTCCCAAGTGGTAGTGCAGCAGTTCCTAGTATTACCTTTGATGCAGACCTTGATACGGGCATCTATAACCCTGCTGCTAACGAACTTGGGTTCAGTACAGCTGGTGTTTTAAGGTTTAGTGTTAGTAGCGCAGGTCAGCTTTCTAATAACTTAGGCACTGCTGGTGCACCATCTTATACGTTTACTGGTGATGTTAATACAGGTTTGTACAGCCCTGGTGCTGATCAGATTGGCATTGCTACTGGTGGCAGCCTGCGTTTTAGTGTTGGCTCCAGCGGTGTTGTAACAGTTAAGAATGGAGCTGTTGCAGAAATTGGAACTTTGACAGATGGTGCAACTATTACTCCTGACTTTGCAGCTAATTGCAACTTCACGGTTACACTTGGCGGCAACCGATCTATTGCTAACCCAACGAACTTGACAGCAGGGCAAAGCGGATCTATCTTCCTAGTGCAGGATGCAACTGGCGGACGAACTGTGACCTGGGGAAGCTACTGGGATTTCCCGGCAGGGGCAGCGCCTACTCTTTCCAGTAGTGCTAATGCAGTAGATCGCGTAGATTATGTGGTTCGTAGCAGCACCAGTATCCATACTGTGTTTACTGCTAACTATTCTTGATTAGGAATTTATATCATGTCGATTTTTCATAATCCTGCATTACTGGGTGCAGGCGGTCAAAGCACAGGGTACAACGTTAGCAGGAGCTTACGATTTAATAGTAGTGACAGTGCCTACTGCGGGCGCACCGTTTCATCCGCAAACACCAGCAACACAACGTCAACACTTTCATGGTGGTGCAAGCGGACAAAACTGGGAGCCACAAGCTGTTTATTCTCTGGCTACGACGGGTCATCGACCTACGCGACTTACATTCAGTTTGATGCCGGCGATACTTTTACGGTCACAAACCCTGGCTACAATGTTGCACTGACCACAAGCCAAGTATTCCGCGATCCTTCTGCCTGGTATCACTTCGTCCTTGTATGGGACACAACTAATGCAACAAGCAGCAATCGCTATCGGCTATTTGTCAATGGGGTTAGGGTTACAGCTTTTTCAACGGCGGTCTATCCCTCTCAAAACGATACTGGTCGATTTATTTATGCGAACTCAAACAATCGTATAGGGACTACATGGGGATCCAGTGGCTATAGCTATTGCGATGCCTATCTGGCCGATGTGCATCTGGTGGATGGCCAAGCCCTAGACCCCACCAGCTTTGGCCAATTCGACGCCACCACAGGCGTATGGGTGCCCAAGGCGTACACCGGCACCTACGGGACCAACGGGTTCAAACTCGATTTCGCGGACAATTCGTCTAACACCGCGACCACGCTGGGCAAGGACGGCTCGAACAACGGCAACAACTGGACGCCGAACAATATTAGTGTTTCCACCACAAGTCAAAATACTTACACGGGCGCTGGAGATTACCTTGATAGAGCACTCGATGGAATAGTGGGTAATTCCTCCACTACCAATCAGGCTTACACGGCTACATTCACTGCCCCTATAGCCTACAAC